TTGGCTTACCACGGTTCTTAAATCTTTACACACAGGTGGAAACAGTTTTTCCATATTGACCACCTGTGCTTTTGCGAACGCATGGTAAAATTGGTTCGGGTATACTCCGGTATTTAGTGCCTCCTGGGCACGGTCTAAAATGACTTGCATAATACCGGATTCCTGTAAGGCACGCCGGGAGTTGTACCCACCATTAATGAACGGGGACCCAGGGGAATATTTGACCTTGATATATGAGTTAATGCCTTCACAAGGCATGATATCAGCGTCAGCAAAAACCTCTGGGTGTTCGTTAAATAGTGCCTCGGCAACAGACCTTACAAGAGCCCTTTCTTCGGAGGTAACCGGCGAATATTGAGGTTCATACCGCCGGATGCTTTTTGCGAGCCGATCCGGGTTTTTGTCGGCAAAGAAAACACCATCCATCCCTTGCGGAACGCCTTCCTTGATATATTCTTGGATACGACGTTCGAAATCCTCATCCACAACGAATTCGGTTTCGTCCATTCCAAGGGCCTTTGCACAGGCCCTTGACATGACGGGCTTACCATAACCGACCTTTCGACGTTGTGGCCCACCTATTAGGCGGAGGTCCTCAAGGTGTTGAGAATGTTTCTTCACCCCCTCGACAAATTCCTCGTAATCGTCCAGGAACTGACCTCGCTTGTCATGTTCCATATGTTGCATCCACTGCACCATCCTTGCCTTCTTTGATGTTAGGCCGGACTTGTAAAGCCCGGTTAGTCCCCAGACTGTTTTGATCCGGGTAGCGTCGCTCTTACCCCAGGCCCAGTCTAGTAAGGCACATAAAGAATTGTAAACCCGTTGGACGGACGGGAACCCTATTTCTAGGGCCAGGTGCATACACTTTTCAAGAATTAAGAGAAGTGGTTGAAGAAAATGCAGAAGGTTGTCTGCTAAACCTTTCAGCCAGTTGATAAAAGTCGCTACTAGGCGTGAGTCAGCAACCTCACGTAACCCAGCGTAAAACATATCAACAACGTCGTCCCATTTACTGGGGCGCCATTTTGG